GGAAAGGGGGGATGGGTTGAAGCCATTCTCCGTGTTCGTTCCATACGATAACAAGCACAGGACAGCCGATGCTGTCATGTGCGTAATCAGAAGTTATTGGTTTTTTGGGGCTCTCTGATAGTTCGCGTGGTAGCCCCCATATATGGGGCGTGATTTTGTGACTTTTGTGCGATTTTGCCAAAAACCACCACCCATATATAGCCACGCCACGCGAAATCCCAAAGACCCAAAATGCACATGTCAAATGGCAAAAACAGATCTGAGCATTTGCAAGCCCTGGCCGCCGAAATACTGGCGGCTTCGGGCGCAGATGTTAGCCAGGCAGTACCCCTCCGTCAGTTGGCAAAACTGATGGAGGGGAAGTGCGACGCGGTTTACGTGACGTGCAAACGTCACGTTGCAAAAGCCATCAGGATGGCGCGTGGTCAGGTCGTGCCTACGCGCGGCGGTTTGCGCGAGGGCGCAGGCCGTCCAGCCGACGCAGAATGCACGCCTGACGCTGGCAGGACTGCGTAAAAACGTATCGGTAAATAATTTGTACCTGCGGTGAGCAGCAATCCGTTAGACCCCTCGCCCGCGTTCACGGGTGATTGTAGAAAAGGAGTACCATGTCCAAAAATTTGATAGTTACCCGTCACGCCACGTTAATTGAGTGGCTGCGCCTGCGCGGCATCGAAGGTGATGTCATCGCGCAGGCAACTGCCGATGACATACTCGGCAGGGATGTTTACGGCATCCTGCCGCTGTGGTTGGCGGCAGAAGCGAATAGCGTGACCGAAGTTACTATGCCCGGTCTGACGCTGGAAGCGCGCAAGCGCGTGAATGGCGGAGACTTCTCCGTCGCTGAAATGGACGAGTGGGGCGCAGAAATGCGCACATTCATCGTCCGAAAGAGCGGTAAATTCGGGCATGGGTCAAATTCAGTTTGACACTGTTAGATTTTTTGCGCTTGCAAAAAACAGATTCTGGCCGCCAAGTATGGGCAAATATAGATTGAAGCGAAGTTTTTCCCATATTTAGTAGCCTGTTACGGCAAAACAATGCGCCAAAAAATTTTAAACTGTCAAACTGACTTTCCGGGTTTTTGACCCATGCCTTATTGCAATTGGAGCATCTGCAATTGCATCCCCCAAGAAGTAGGACGATAATCAAACCGCCCAGGCTTATCCCCTGGGCGGTTTGTGTTTAACATGGCAACACCATTACTAAAAAACTTGTTAGTTGACAAGTTTTTGTAACCGGCGTATCATGCTTTTATATTAAACTCTACGGAGGAACATATGACACCTGAACAACTTTCGAGCCTATTTGGAGTTCTGCTATCTCTCGCGTTTTCGTACCTTCCAGGTCTGCGCGGATGGTACATGGGGCTTGAAGCGGACTACAAGCGCGTTGTCATGCTGTTCGGTCTTGCGCTTGTTGCGCTTGCGGCCTACGGACTGGCCTGCGTTGGCGAGTATTCCGGCTTTGCGTGTGGAGGCATTGGATTTTCAGAAGTGGCGCGCGTTTTCGTGGCTGCGCTGATTGCGAATCAGGCAACATTCCTGATGTCCCCGAAGTTGAAATAAATTCGGAAAAATGATTGACATAGGCTCAGCCGAACGATTGGGCGCGCTGTTGGTAATTATCACCGGTGCGTTGGCGGGAATTTGGAAACTGTTGAACGACAAGAAAAACGCCCCAATCGACAGGGAAAAGGCGCTCTTGGATATTATCGGGACGTACACCGAGCAACTGGCCGAGAATCAAAAGACTATGAACGAAATGCGCCAGGTGTTCGATTCCGAGGTGCTGAGTCTTCGGTCAATTATCGCCGGGCTGCAAGATAGAATCGGGATACTCGAAAGCGCACTAAGAAGGAATAGCATTCCGATTCCAGACCCGGAGCGGCGCGCAACGGACGAAAAGAAAACAAAACCATATCCAAGCATGGGACTGGCTACCAAAGAATGAGAACAATCATCGGTATTTTTATCACTGGCCTGATTATGCACCAGGCCAAACGTTTGACAGAGCAACTACCGCGCGGTTATGAGCAAATCGCAGACCACGCCATCGGCGGGATTTCGATGCTTGGGGTTTTCCCGCTCATGGCGAGAATGTACGGCATGAAATCGGAAGAAATCAAGACCGGTGAAACTGCGCTGGCAATTGGACTGCTTGCGTTCGGTGGCGGGGTTGTTATGGGGTGGCTACTAGATACCCCGATTTGGCAAAGGCGTAAATGAAGCCGGAAAGAAACGAGGTGCAATAATGCAAGCTTTCATCGTCAACCCGCAGGGCGTGACCCTGCGCGTGGCCCCGAACACAGGCGGCGGGATTATCCGCCAGGTGGTGCAGGGGGAGGTGGTCTTCCTGGATAATTTGATTTTCGCGCAAAGCCAGAACTTCAACGCCCTGAGCATGGACGAGGTTCGGACGGCTTTCGTTAACAAGATTGTGCGGGGGGATGTGTGGGGGAGATTGTCCGAGCCAGTCGAATATAGGGGGTCGCCTGTTTCCGGGTACGTCGCGCTGAAGGTTGGCGCGACTTTCTACGGTTACTTTCTGCCGGAGGCCTCGCAGCCGCCAGCTGGCGGAGATTACAACCGCGGCCTCATGGATGGTCAGAAGTTGGCATACAACAAGATGATGGTGTTGGCGGAAGTCGAGAAGGGGCGGGTCGCATGAGCGAGGCGGACGCGCTAGTGAACGAGCTGCGTCAGCGTGTAGAGGCGCTCGAAAAGCGCATCGCTGCGTTGGAGAAAATCGTCAACGATGACGCCGCAGTGACGCTGCGCTGGTCGGAGATGCTGGCGAAACTGACGCGGAATCGGATTAGAGAAAGCAGGCACAAGAATGACGGTAAGGAAACTTAATCCGAAACGCCAGGCGTTCGTTAACGAGTATTTGCAGTGCTGGAACGCCACGGAAGCGGCAAAGCGCGCTGGATACTCAGCGAAAACGGCCTACTCCGTTGGCTACGAATTGTTGAGGATAGCTGAGATTGCGGAGGCTATCGACGAACGCATCAAGGCCAATACCATGAGCGCCGACGAGGTGCTGTGGCGGCTGGCGGAAATTGCCAGAACGAACATCTACGACTTTGTGACAGAAAACGGCGTGCGCTGGGATAACATCAAAAAACGGGGACATCTGATTAAGAGCATCACGCCCACCAAAGACGGAACGAAACTTGAAGTTCACGACCAGGTGCAGGCGCTTCTCAGCATTGGAAAGCATTTGCGCCTGTTTTCTGACGTGCTGATGAAGGTGGATGTCAGCACGCTTTCGGATGAGCAGATTGAGCGCATCCTGAAGGGAGAAGACCCGCTTGCAGTCATCTTTTCTGATAAGAGTCAGCGCGGAGCGGGAACGCCGACGCCGCCTACAGACCCGGAGCCAGGCGCAGAACCAGTATGACCAGTTCCGGGTAAAGTACCGCAACGACCCGGCAGGCTTTGCCCGTGACTGCATCACCTGGTCGGCGAGCGAAGGCGGACTGGTATGGTATCAAGAGCGCACCCTAACTGACCTGGCGCAAAGTCGGCGGGCCACCATTCGCGGGCCGCACGGCCTCGGCAAGACGACCCTGGCCGCTATCGCAATCCTGTGGTTCGCGCTCACCCGCGACGGCGAGGACTGGAAGATACCCACGACCGCCAGCGCGTGGAGGCAATTGATTAAGTTCCTGTGGCCGGAAATCCACAAGTGGACGCGCCGGCTGCGCTGGGACGTGATTGGACGCCAGCCGTTTAACGAGCGCACCGAACTTTTACAACTCTCCCTCAAACTCTCCACCGGCGAGGCCTTCGCTATGGCCTCGGACAACCCGGCGCTCATCGAAGGAGCGCACGCTGCCGAACTGCTCTACATCTTCGATGAGAGCAAGGCCATCTCCGCGCCGACCTGGGACGCGGCGGAGGGCGCGTTCTCGACCGGCTCCTGCTACTGGCTGGCCGTCAGCACGCCGGGCGAGCCGAACGGCAGGTTTTACGAGTTGCACAAGCGCGCGCCCGGCTACGAAGATTGGAAGGTGCAGCGCGTCACCCGCGCCGATGCCATCGCGGCGGGCCGGATGTCGCCGGAGTGGGCCGAGCAGCGCCGCAAGCAGTGGGGCGAGAAATCCGCCGTGTACCTGAATCGGGTGGAGGGCGAGTTCGCCACATCGGACGAAGACGGCGTCATCGCCCTGGCCTGGATTGAGCGCAGCAACGAACGTTGGCTGGCGCGCATGGAACACCCGGAAGCGCTGCCCGTGATTGACCGCATCGGCCTGGACGTGGGGCGCGGCGGCGACCCGTCCGTGTTCGCGCTGGGGCGCGGGAACCTGGTGGCGGAGTTGCGCCGGATGTCCATCGCCGACACAATGGCGGTGGCCGGGGCCGCGCACGGCATCTTGAGCAAGTTCACGACGGCGCGCGCGGTGCTGGATGTGATCGGCGTCGGCGCGGGAGTCTTCGACCGGTTGCGCGAGGAGAAGGCCTTTGCGCGGCGCTTGGTGGCGTTCGTGGCCGGGGCGCGCACCGACCACAAGGACAAGAGCGGCGAATGGGGCTTTGCCGACATGCGGTCGGCGGGCTGGTGGACGCTGCGCGAATTGCTCGAAGATGACGCGCTCGACCTGCCGCCAGACGACAAGTTGACCGGCGACCTGACCGCCCCCAGGTGGCGCGCCCTGAGCGGAGGCCGGTACAAGGTCGAGGAGAAGGACGAAATTAAGAAGCGGCTGAGGCGCAGCACGGACGACGGAGACGCCGTGATGATGCTGTACGCGCCAGAGAACAAGCCAAAGGAACGTGTGGCGCGGGCCTGGTAGGCTCGCCCGAGGAGCGAAGATGGAAGAGCAGGAAACTTACAAAGTATTCCAGAACGAAGAGCAGGTGAAGCAGATGTCCGCGCTGGTCAGCCGGGCCATGATGGCGGGCGGGCTGGGGATGCAGTTCGACGGTAAGCGCGATTTGTACAAGGCGTTCGGCTATAACCGCTACCCGAACGTCAACGACTACTGGGCGCTCTATGACCGCCAGGGGATGGCCGCGCGCGTGGTGGATGCGTTCGCGGACGAAACGTGGCGGCTGGCCCCGGTGTTGGTGGACGGCACATCCAAGTCCAGCGACGAAAGCGGGCTGACGCCCTTCCTGGAAAAGTGGAACGCGCTCAACGACTCGCTGGGGGTCTACCGCGCCCTCCACAACCTGGATACGATGTGCGGCATCGGGCGCTACGCGGTGCTGTTCATCGGCGCGCCGGGAGACTTCTCGCAGCCCATCCAGGACGGGCAGGCGGCCAGTATTGCGTACCTGTCCACCTTCGACGAGGGCAGCGCGAAGGTGACGGAGTTTGACAGGAACAAGGCATCTTCCCGGTACGGTCTTCCAATAACCTACAGCGTGAATGCCGGATTTGAAACCGGCGACAGCGTAGTGGAGTCGCTCGGCACCGTGCATTACAGCCGGGTCATTCACGCCGCCGAGCATAAGTTGCGTAGCCGGGTGTATGGTCGTCCGCGCTTGCAGCTGGCAATCAACCGACTTTTCGACCTGGAAAAAGTCATCGGCGGGTCGGCGGAGGCAGTATGGTTGATGGTCTACAAGGGCCTGGTCTTCGCGGCGCGCGAGGGGGCGCAGTTGCCAGATGAGGGGACGCCGGAATACCAGAAGTTGGAGGAGGCCATCGAGCAGTACGTCCACGGCCTGCGGCGCTACCTGAAGATTGGGGATGTGGACGTGAAGGACATGGGCAGCCAGGTGGTTGACCCGCAGGGCGTTTACGGCGTGCTGCTCTCTGACCTGGCCGGCAGCCTGGCAATTCCGCAGCGTATCTTGATTGGGTCGGAGCGCGGGCAGTTGGCGAGCTCGCAGGATGACGCGAACTGGGCCGGGGTGATTGAGGCCAGGCAGCAGAACTTTATCGAGCCTGAGATTTTGCGCCCATTCATCGACTGGTGCGTCTCTCATAAAGTCATCCCGCCGCCCAGCGCGGGCAAGTATAAAATTCAGTGGCGGTCGTTGTTCCAGCTGAACAACCTGGAAAAGGCCGAACTGGCGAACAAGAGCGCGCAGGCCATCAATACCATTTCTGGCGGCGTGCCGGATGCGTATGTAGACCCGGCGCAGTGGATTGAGCGTAATCTGGATTACAAGGAATAGGCGATGCCCAAAAAGAAAAAGCCCCTGCTTGATATTCAACAAGTCAACCTGGTCGAGGGTGTCGAACTGGACAAGTTCAGCACCGAGTTCAGCGACGATGACAAGTCCCGCGCGCAGGCGATGATTAAGAAGTACCTGGGCCAGAAGGGGCTGGACTTGCTGGACGCCGTGCGCGAGGAACCGAAGGCCGACAATGGCGCGTAAACCGTACACCTACGACCCGAACAGCGGGCGCTACCGCTACCCGAACGGGCGGCTTGTGCCTGAGCAGTACGTTCGGAATATGATCCTGAAACTCTCGCGGGCGGCAGAGACGGAGGCGCGACAACTAGCCTCCGACTTGCAGAACGGCAAGATTACCGTCGATGAGTGGTACAAGGAGACGCGCGAAAATCTAAAGGCGTTGTATCGCAACGTCTCAGACCTGGCTCGCGGCAACAACCCATACAGCAAGCAGGACGCCGGCAGGCTGGGGGCGCTCATCAAGGCGCAAATCCAATACCTGAACAAGTTTGCGAAGGGGCTGGCGGACGGCACTATCCCGATGGATGGCAAAGCCCTGGTGCGGGCTGGGATGTATGCCGACGCGGCCAATGGCATCTACGAGCAGATGAAGCGGTACGAGGCCATGAAGGCGGGCATGACCAAAGAGAAGCGCGTGCTGGGGGCGGCGGAGCATTGCGAGGACTGCGTCGATTATGCCGGGCGCGGTTGGCAGCCTATCGGGAGCTTGCCGCCCATCGGGCAGAGTCGGTGCATGAGTCGCTGTCACTGCCATTTTGAATACAGCGAACGGATGACGCTGGGAGCGCAGCCATGAGCGAAGACAAGCTACCAGAATGGGTTGAAGTGCGTGACCATCGCGGACACCTGGCGTTTCGCTACGACATCGCCAACGATGTGGTAGAAATCAAATCGCGCGGCGTGTTCGTGGTGGCGCACCTGGACGCGGTCAGAAAACAAGAAGCGGAGAGGAAGGAAGTCTTAATACCCTGACGAGTATTTTTGTGATTTGAACTATCATATGTCGCTATATAGCGCAAGGGTAAAAGGGTAACGAACTTGTCAGTTGACAACTTTTCCTAACAGATGTATCATGCTGTGTAGACGTTGTTACCCGCGCCCCTGGCCCCGGTAATGACAAGACAGCCGCCGTAAACCAAACGCCCGCTGTGACTCCGAAAGGATTCACGGCGGGCGTTTGGTTTTCCGCATGGTGACTATGGAAAAGATGCTGCTCCAGAACCAACAACTCGATACATCCGCGCGCAAGGTTAAGAAAAACGGCGTGGATTTTCTAGTTGTTCCGGGCGTCCCCATCCGCGAACAGGTGCTCAATGATTACCTGGTTCCTGGCGAGGAAATCAGTCGCTTTGTCGGCGCGTGGAATGGTCGGCCTGTCTCCATCAACCACCCCCAGACAAACAACGGCTCGGCCAACAGCCCGGACACGGACGTACCCATCGTCGGCGCGCTCTACAACTGCGCCTGGGACGAGGCCGAACGCAGGCTGACCGGCGAGTATTGGCTCAACATGTCCGACGCCGCGCAGACCGAGAGCGGCCAGGCGATTTTGAACGCCGTCGAGAACGGCGTCACGCTCGAAACGTCAACCGGGTACTACGCCGATGAAGAAATCGCAGCGGGGATTTTTGGCGGGAAGCGGTACGAAATCATCCACCACAACCTGCGCCCTGACCATGTTGCCATCCTGCCCGCCGACACCGGCGCGTGTTCGGTGGCGGACGGGTGCGGCGTGAATCGCAACTGCGCAGCCTGCCCCGGCAAACTGCGCCAGCAAAACCAGGTAAATGAGGGCGGCGCTCAGCCGTCCCTTTCCAATTCAATCCCACAGAAGGAGAAAGATATGAGCAAAAAGAACGGCGGCTTTGCCGCCCTGCTCGTCAGTCTTGGTGAGGCGCTGGGCGTGAAAGTGAACGTCGAAGCCCCTAAAGAAGATGAGCCGGATACCCAGCCCCAGGCCGACCAGGTGGACGAGGGAAATCCCGCCGCCCCGGTCGCCAACGCGCAGAAGCCTTGCCCCTCCGCCGACACCGCCACGCCCCCGGCCCCGCTCGCGCAGAACTCTGGCGCGCCCGCTGCGGAACTGGCAGACTTGCGCGCCGAAGTGGTGCGCCTGAACGAAGACATCCGGGGCTACATCAACCTGATGACCGAATTCGGCGGGCCGGAAGGCTTCAAAAAGATGCTGGCCGCCATGCAGGAAGTCAGCGCCACGCAAGTGACGGCCAACAAGCAAGCCGAGAACAAAAAAGCGGCGCTGGTCGGCCAGTTGAAGGCGAACGCGCGCTGCACCCTGAGCGACGCCGCGCTGAACGCCATGAGCGTGGAAGACCTGACCGCCCTCGACGCCGCGCTGCGCCCCGTGAACTTCGCGGGCCAGGGCGCAACCACCCTCAACACTGAGCAGAAAGACCAGGTGGCGGCCCCCGTCCCTGTCCTGCTCGCCAAGAAATAACCTGGAAGGAGCCAGACCATGCCCAATACCATTCTGCTCAAGGGCGATCCGATGATGAAGGAGCGCCCGCTCAAGACCTCGGTGGACATCAAACCGGGGATGCTGTGCGAGTATGACACCACTTACGTCAAACCGCACGCCACCGCTGGCGCGTTTGCCAGTCCCATCTTTGCCGTCGAAAATGCCATCATCGGCGACGACATTGACACATCCTACACCGACGATGGCGAGACCGTGCTGCTGGCCTTCTCCGAGCCTGGGGATGAGATTTACGCCCTGCTCAAAACCGGCAACACCATCCTGAACAACGACCTGCTGGAATCGGACGGCGCGGGCGCGTTGCAGGCTTTCCAGACCGATGGCGCGTCCGGCGTCAAGGCTTCGGCCTGGGTGGACGGGGCTGCCGCCAATGGTGGGCTGACCTTCTCCGCCAAAGTCGCCGGGGCCGCTGGCAACCTAATTCGCGTCGTTTTGGCCGATGCGGCTGGCGCGGCTGCTTTGACCGTCTCCGGCACGCTCATCACGATTACCCCCATCACTTCGGCCAATACCGCGACCGACGTGGCCGCCCAGGTGGCTGCGAATGCCGGCGCGGCTGCGCTCATCCTGGCGACTGCCGAAGGCACTGGCGCAGGCGAACCCGGCGTAAGCACGGGGATTTACCTGACCGGTGGCGAGGACGCGCATCCCGTCGTTCGCGCCCTGGAAGACAAAACCAATTCGAGCGGCAGTAATGTCCGCATCAAAGTGGAGGTGCTGTAATGCCTACTGAAGCAACCATCTTGACCCCGAAGGAAGGCCTGGCCGAATACGGCAGCGTGCTTTCCTTGAACAACCTGCGCCCGCATGTGGGCGTCCACCAGAACGCGCTCTTGCGCAAGTACGAGTGGGAACTCATCGACGCCGCCGTGCTGGACGTTGTCCGCACTTCGCTGGTCGGCATCCAAGACCTGGTCTCCCTCGGCCTGGTTCGCCCCCTGGGCGGCCTCGGCACGCTCATCTCGACCTACGAGCAGCTGGGCGATATGTCCAGCGCCGACATTAGCATGGAAGGCATCGTCCCCGGCGAGAAAGACCGCGTGACCTTCACGCCCCAATCCGTTCCGGTGCCGATTATCCACAAGGATTTCACCATTAGCCTGCGGCACCTCGAAGCCTCCCGGCGCATGGGCGAAGTCCTGGACACGACCCAGGTGCGCGTGGCGACCCGCAAGGTGCGCGACCAGATGGAGGCCATGCTGTTCAACGGAACGACCAAGAACCTGGGCGGCTATAGCATCTACGGCTACACCACCGCCCCGCACCGCCTGACCGACACCGCCGCGAACTACGGCGGCGGCGACTGGGGCACGGCCAAGAACGCCTACAAGACCATCGCCGGCATGATTACCGCGCTGGCCGCCAAAGGCTTCAATGGCCCATACGGCTGCTACGCCAGCCGTATCCAGTACGGGCAGACCCTCAACACCTTCGGCACGACCTCCGACCGCAGCGAGTACACCGTCATCACCGAGAACATCCCCGGCCTGTCCTTCCTGAAGCCGAGCGACGTGCTGACGGACGGATACGTCGTGGTTGTGCAACTGACCAGCGACGTGGTTGACCTGGCGATTGGGCAGGACGTGACCGCCATCCAGTGGGCGGAAATGGGCGGGATGCTGACGCAGTACCGCGTGATGACCGCCCTGGCCCCGCGCATCAAGTTTGACGCCGCGAACAACTGCGGCGTCTGCCACGCCACCGGCGCGTAACCCACCATGACCACAGTCATCACGCCGACCGAACTCCGCCAGATTTTTACCACCGAACTACCCGACGACGGGCTGTCTGTATTTTGCGACACCGCCGCCGACATCGTAGACGAGAAACTGGCGGGCAGCGGATTGAGCGACGCGCGCATCAAGAGAGTCGGGCTGTTCCTGGCGGCGCACCTTGCCAGCAGTAACAGCCCGGTTCCGCAGTCCGAAAATATCAGTGGCGTCTCGTACACCCGGCAGGGTCAAACCGGCATGGGATTGGACTCCACGTACTACGGGCAGATGGCAAAGACGCTCGATACCAGCGGCAAGCTTTCCACGCTTGGTAAACGGCTGGCGTCGGTGACTGTGATTGGAGAACCATAATGGCATATACCGAACTTACCCCGCAAGACATTTCCCGCGCTGGCGTTACGCCGGCCTATGCGTCGGCGGCGGCAGCCGGGAATTCATGGCTGAACACCGGGCGCGAAATGGTTCACATCAAAAACGGCAGCGGCGCGCCCATCACCGTCACATTTACGCCCACCGTCCTGACCGATGGCGCGGCCACCGTAGCCAAGACCGTCTCCGTAACCAACGCGCAAGAACGCATGATTGGGCCGTTCCCGCCCGCGCTCTACAACGACTCCACCGGTCTGATGAAGCTGGACTTTTCCGGCGTTACCAGCCTGACCCTGGGCGTCTTCAGGCTGACCTAAATGCGCTTCATGCACCGCTGCGACCTGTTCAGACCTGCGCCCGGAGCCGACCGCCTGGGAGAGACTCGCGTAGAGGAAGACCCGGCGCAGTCGGCGCAGTCGTGCTTTTACGTTCTCGGCACGGCGCGGGCGCTCAACAGCGAGACGGCGGCGCTGGTGCAGGTAGAGACGCACACCCTGTATTTTCCGCTTGGCACATCCGTTGAGAAAGGCCAGATTGCGCGGAACATCGTCAACCTGCTGGGCGCGTCCGTGGACGCTGGGCCGTTCAAAATAAACACCGTGACCCTGCGGCGCAGTCTGACGCGCGGCCCGTCGCACATCGAGGCCACTCTCGAAAGGCAGTAGCTTATGGCAGTCAAACCGCTGAAACGCACCATCGTTATCACCGTCTCTGACGAAGAATACGAGAAATTTGAAGCCCTGGCTTTCTCGCAGAGAGAGAAGGCCCCGGCTGACCTGGCCTTGCGCCTGTTGCGCGCCGAGGCTGAGGCTGATGCCGAGAGGCACATCCAGCCCGTCGCGCCCGAACCGAAAGCCACCAAGTAGGCAACCATGCCGACCCGTGTAACCCGCAAACTCCCGTCCAAGACCGCCTGGCGCGTCGAATGGAAAGGCGACGAAGTCGATAAGGAAGCCATCGAGTTGACGCGCCAGGTGATGGGCGAGATGATGCTGAATGCCGAGCGGGCCGCGAAAGCGCGCCTGTGGTCGCCAAAGCACGGCGTCGACACCTCCACCATGAAGAACCGCACGCACGTCTCGCAGTTTCGCTTTGCGTGGGCGTCCGAGCATATTGAACCAGTGGAGGGCGGCGGGGTTGACCTGGGCGGCAAGGTGGTGCTGCCCAACCTGATAGGCAAGAAATTATCGCTCGAATTGGGCTGCGGGCAGGACTACACCATCTACTACCACCAAAAGTACGACCGCTTTCTGCGCATCCCGTTCGATGAGTGGACGGCCAAAATCAAAACGGAAGTGGAGCAGGTATGGGCGCAAAACTTCTCATAATCAGCGCCGAGGAAACCCTCCTGGTCTACTTCCGCACGCAACTGGCGACCAACGCCCCGGACGTGTTTGCAGGGCGCATCACCAACCGGCATCACTACACGGACGGGTGGCAGGAAGCAGACACGGCCATGACCGTGCGCATGGACGGCGGCACGCCCAGCAACTACGTGGCGGAACAGCAAGGCCGCTTTGAGGTCCGTATCTACGCGGAATCGTTCTCGAAGGCCGAACAAGGCCTGCGCTACGTGCAATACGTGATCCGCCACTTTCAGCGCGTGGTGGTGCCGACTGAGGACGGGATGGCGCTGCTACAGCGCCTGGTGGTTTCGGCCTCCCCGTCCCAGCAGGTAGACCCTGACCTGGAAAAGCCCTACATCTTATTTTTCATCGACGCGGCTGTCTCAGAAGACGCCGCCGCATAAGGAGCAACTATGGCAAATAACTTGCCCTTTGACCAACTCTCCGGCCCGCTGGACATCTACGTCGGCGCAGTCGGCGCAACCGTTCCGGCAGTCAACGCGACCCCATCGGCGGCGTGGACGCTGGTCGGCGCAACGGACGGCGGACAGAAACTCAAAATCGCCGGGTCGAATACCTACTTCCGCGATGACGACCACACCGGCCCGGTGAAGGCCGTGCGCCCCGAGGAAGACGTGATTATGACGACCACCGTCGTCGGCCTGACGGTCGAGAACATGGCGCGCATCCTGACAACCGTCGCCAACATCGCCTCGGCAGTTGGCCCGCCCGCTACCAAGACCTATGGACTGCGGCGCGGCTACTACCCGTCCGAATACGCCATGCTGCTTAAGGGCAGCGTGGCCTCGCCCTATGGCGCGCTGCCGGGCATGTACGTTATCCCGCGCGGCGTGTTCGACGGCGAGCCGGAACTGGCCTACACCAAAGACGAGCGCGCCGGGGCCGAAATCGAATTCCACGCCCTGGAAGACGACACCCAAAGCACAGACGACAAGAAACTCGGCTGGCTGGTTGTGCAAACTTCGTAACCCAATCTCACCCCATAAGGAATCCATACCATGTCTGACGACCTCGACACGCTTGACGATGCAGAGCCGCAGGAAATCGAAAGCAAAAACCTTTCCTTTTCCGACTTGTTCCCGAAGGATCATCCGACCTTTACCCTGCCGGATGGCAGCGTAATCAACTTTGTTTTGCAAGAAGAACTGGACACGGCGGGCTTCGCCGAGGTCACGTCGCTGCGCAAGCATAGCTCCATCGTGCTTGAGCAGCTGGAAAAGAACCCGCGCGACGAAGTGGCGCTCAAGAAGTTCGAGCGGTATTCGTTTCGCTTCGTGGCAACCATCTTGCCCGGTATGCCAGCCGATGTCCTTAAAAAGTTGACCCTGGGCCAGCGCGGGAAAATCATGCAGTTCTGGACGGCGCAAACTGGCGGTGAGCAAAAAAACGCAGACGAGGCGAGCTAACCGCTCGCCTCGTTCGGTTCTATGGTCTTCCACCGCGTGAGATTTTAGCCAGCCCATTGTGGGCGCAGCAGGCGCTCATCGCCAACCTGGAACGACTGCAAGCCGAAGAAGACTTGCGCCAGGCTGAAATATCGGCGCTGTTCACGCGCACGCCGTTCGACAAGGACGGCCAGAAGCAGCTACAGCGCCAACGAGAGAAGTGGACGGCGCAGCGCGCGCGCTTTCTCGCGCAGGACGTTGGCGCGCCGACTGCACCGCCGACCATCATCGACCCCGCCGAATTGGGCGAGGAGGAACGCGCCGACCTGGTGGAATGGGCGCGCAGCATTGGCGCGGAGTTAGTATAAATGGGTAGTCTTGGAGTCGCAACTCTCGGTAGTGAATTTGATACGAGCGGCCTGAAGCAAGGTCTGGACAAAGGGAAAAATCTTGCTTCGGGCTTCGTTTCGTCCTTCCGCCGCATATGGGAGACGGCGGCGGGATTTATCATGGCGAATTTCGTCACCAAGTTGGCGAGCGGGATTCAGAACTTCATCGGCGGCAGCCTGGACGCGGCCAGCAACCTGAACGAGACCATCAATAAGACGAACGTCATCTTCGGGGATAGTGCTGGGGCAATTATGAAGTGGGCAGAGGGGGCAGCCACCGCGCTGGGACTCTCGAAGCAGTCGGCGCTCGATAACGCCGGGGCTTTTGCCATGTTCGGACAGTCGGCCGGGCTGGCTGGTAAAGATTTGCAGAGTTTCGTGACAGACGGCATAGGCCGCGCTGCTGACATGGCGAGCTTCTTCAACACCAGCGTCGAGGATGCGGCAATGGCGATTCAGGCGGCGTTCCGGGGGGAAACCGAACCCATACGGCGCTACAACGTGATGTTGGATGACGCCACCATGCGCTCGAAGGCGCTGGAACTTGGCATCATCTCCAATGTCAAGAACGCGCTGACCCCGCAGCAGAAAATATTGGCGGCGAACGCGCTCATCATGGATCAGACCTCGCGCGTGGCTGGCGACTTCGCCAACACGTCCGAGGGCGTCGCCAATGCGCAGCGCATTTTCAACGCGCAACTTGAAAACTCAAAGGCGGAATTGGGCGGGATTTTCCTGCCGCTGATGGTCAAGGTGATGGGCTTCGCCAACACGGTCGCAATCCCCATCATCCAAGACCTGGTCAAGGGCTTCGAGCAGTTTGCCGGGCCTGGCCTGGCGCAAGTTGAAAACTTTATGCAGATGTTTTTCGGCCTGATGGAAAACGGAGCCACGCCGGTAGATGCGCTCGTCGTCTCGCTGCGCTATATGACCGGCATTGACCCGACCTGGTTTACTGACCTGGTCGGAACAGTCTCGTCGCTGAGCAAAGAGTTCGACGCTTTCGGCGTGGTGGCGCAGTTGCTACAAAAGTACCTGAAGATTGACCCGGCCAACCTGGAATGGCTGTACGGGCTGGACGAGACGATAGCGAAGGGTATCACCGGTATCGACCCTGGAAAAATCGCGGCGTCGATTGGAAAACTCTTTATGGGAATCGGCGGGGCTGGCGTGGCTGGATTAGCCAGCGCGTTCACGGCGGGACAACTTCTGCTGCTTATCGGCCCCAAGATACTCGCCCTGGGGCCGGCGCTCATGGGCCTGTTTTCGTCACTCGGCGGGAGCCTGTTCTCCGGGCTGCTGGTCGGCCTGTCGAAGATGTCTCCCATGCTGGGGGGCGCGTTCTTCAAGATGTTCATGTCTGGCGGAATCGCCGGGAAAGTAACCGGCGCGCTGGGCGGGATATTCGGAAAACTGGGCGGCGCGGTCAAGTTCCTGGGGCCGCTGGCGAGTCTGTTCGGCGGACTGGCTCCCATCGTCCTGATTGCGGTCGCAGCCTTCACGGTGCTGGGCGTGGCAATCAAGGCCATGCAGGGCGACACGGCGTTTTTCGCCGGTCTGTGGGAGCAGGCGCAAGCGGCGTTTACCATGTTTGGGCAGGCGTTCGCCATCATCGGCCCGCAGTTGCAGCAGACAGGCGGGCAGATATTCGACTCCATCCTGAAGGGCGCGAGTCAATTGGCCGACATGGTGCTGCCTTTCTTGATGGGGTTGTTCGTCAAGCTATCGGCCTGGTTCGTTGCAAATGCACCGCTCATCAACGGATTTATCCAGGTGCTTGGAAATGTGTTCTCGAACGTTCTGGTTCCAGCCGTTGTTGGCGCGTGGACGGTCATCGAGCCTATTTTAAATGGTCTCTTCAACATCATCCTGGGGCTGGGAAAGATGGTGATGCAGGTCGTAACCGGGGACTTTTCCGGGGCCTGGGAGACGGCGCAGGGCATTGTCTCGGACGCAGGCGACGCAATCATCGAGGCGGTGACTAACTTCGCCGAACTGGTGGGGCTGAATCTCATCCCGAAGATGATGAGCGACTCCATCGCCGCAATTCAGACCAAGATAGGCGGGATGGTGGAGTCGTTCAAGACCGGATTTAACAACACGGTTACGGCAATCAAGTCGTTCGGCTCGCAGTTCATGGCGTCGGCTGGCGACCTGGTGCAATCACTCGCGCAGGGAATAACGGACGGCACGGAAGACGTGATTGAAGCAATCGGCGGAATGGTAACGTCGGCGATTGAGGGCGCGAAGGGAAAGATGGCGGGGTTTTCATCTGCCGGCGCAGCGGTCATCGAAGGCATAAAGTCTGGAATAACGAGCGGCTGGGAAGGGTTCAAAAGTTGGTTACTGGGCCAGATTGAAGCCTTTATCAAGAGCGTGCTTTCTGGCCTGGGAATTGGAGGCGGAACCACGCCGCAAGATTTCAACCAGCAGCAGAATTCGCGGCGGAACGATAGGCCGCCCACGGCCCCGGGCTTCACGGGCGGAT